TACAACTGAAACTAATCCTATAGGTGGTCTATAATGTCTAATACCACTTATAATAGAATGATTCGTAAGTTGACGGTTGCTTTTGGCAACTTGTTTGATAATATCACATTGGTGCGTTACAATCCAGATGAATCTGAACAAGAAAGATTTATTGTTCCATTGGATTATGCAACTAAAGAATTATATGTAATGCGTCTACAAGGTGATCCAAATCTTGATAAAAAGATTCAAATGGCATTACCACGTATGTCTTATGAGATGAATGGCATTTCATATGATGCAACACGTAAGCAAATAACAAATATGCAAAATTTTGCATATACAGGATCTCAGTATATTTCCCAATACACTCCAGTTCCTTATAACTTTGATTTTAGTTTGTATCTTTATGTGCGTAACATTGAAGATGGTAATCAAATTATCGAACACATTCTTCCATACTTTGCACCAGATTATACAATCAAAGTGAATATGATTCCTGAAATGGGCATTGTAAAAGAAGTTCCTATTATCTTAAATAACACTAGTTATGAGGTAACTTATGAAGGTGACAGAGATTCAGATACTAGAATGGTTATCTGGACTCTAAACTTTACTGTAAAAGGTTTCATCTTTGGTGCTATCAATGACAATGTTGGACTAATTGAAACATCTATTACAAATATATACAATAATAAAGTAACAGTAAATAATGTTTTGTTTGAGATGGCTGAAGTTGGTACTGGAAGTTACAAGATTGGTGAAATTGCATATCAAGGACCTTCAGCGTCTTTTGCAACTGCAACCGGTCAAGTAGTTTCATATCAGAATTACAATTTAGTTTTAACTAACTTAACAGGTAATTTTGTGTCAAACCAAAACATTGTTGGACAAACTTCTGAAGCAACTAGAAAGTTTTTGAACTACAAAGTTGTACCAATTGAACTTGCCAAGATTGTTGTTTCTCCAGTTTATGGTGATGTGTTTGAAGATTTGTCATCAGAAACTGGTTCAGATGATTTGAGAACTGATGTTGGTGTAGAAGATATGTCAACAGAAACGGCCAACTCTGGACCATTCACTATTAATACTGTTATAACGGAATATCCAAATACATAAAAGGTTAAAAAATGTCAAAGACGCTACAATTTAGAAGATATCCAACAAGCAATCTTGCTAGTATTACTGGTGCCGCAGGTGAATTGATTGTTGATACCACATTAAATCAAATAACTGTACACAATGGAGTAACCGCAGGCGGTTGGTATGCAGCCAACGCAATTACTTTACAAACAGTTTGGAATACCGCTAATGCGGCAGCTAATGCGGCTGGTTCAGATTTAGCAAATACAGGTGGTACACTAACAGGTAACTTGTTGATTACTGGCACCGCAAACGTTAGAGGCAATCTTTATTCTACCACAATCACAACAGCAACAGGTTCTGGTTCTAATCTAACTATCGATCCAGATGGTTATGGTGATGTTATATTTACACCTTTCACAGAAGTTTTTATTCAAAGTTCTAATACTTCTGTTAATACATCAACTGGTGCATTGATTGTTTCTGGAGGCATTGGTGTTGCAGGTAATGTATTCACTGGCGGTTTGATAGAAACATCAGGCAATGGTATTGGTTATTCAACAGGTGCTGGTGGCGTAGTTACTCAAGGTACAAGTAGAACTACTGGTGTCACATTAAACAAACCATCAGGCCAAATTACATTGTTCTCACAAGCATTGGCTGCAGGTGCTGCAAATACTTTTGTATTAACAAATTCCACAATTGCTGCAAATGATTTTATAATGTTGAATCACTTTAGTGGCGGAACATTAGGTAATTATGTTTTTGCTGCCAATACAAGTGCAGGTCAAGCAAACGTTACTGTTCGTAGTATCACAACAGTTACAGCTGAAGCACCAGTGATTCAATATGTAATCATCAAAGGCGCAACAAGTTAATTAACTTTCATTAAACTATGAATAACTTTGATAAAAACATGGAACAAATCTTTGATGTAACCACAAAGGCGGTAACTCCGCCAGTGGTTAAGAAAGAAACTTTGCCTGCGATAAAAGTTGATGAAGCTGAACTTGAGGAAGACTTAGCTGATGCATACGAACAAACAAAATCTAACTTACAAGATTTGATAGACCAAGGCAAATCTGCCATGGGTGAAATATTAGAAATTGCAAAAGCAGGTCAACACCCACGTGCGTTTGAGGTTTATGGTACCCTACTAAAGAATGTGGTGGATGCCAATAAAGAACTTCTTGCAGTACAAAAACAGATGCGAGACATGGACAAAAAGACTGCACCATCAGGTTCTACAACTATTGATAAAGCCATTTTTGTTGGATCAACTTCTGAATTAAGTAAGTTCATCAAAAGTAACAAAGAATGATAGATTCAAAAGATAGTTACCGTGACAACCCACTGCTTAAAAAAGCAGGCGTGCAAATCAAATACTCACAAGAACAAGTTGAGGAGTTTTTGAAATGTGCAAAAGATCCGGTTTACTTTGCAGAACATTACATCAAAATTGTTAACGTTGACCGTGGTTTGATGTCGTTTGAAATGTGGGATTTTCAAAAAGAAATGATTAGGTTATTTCACCAAAACCGTTTCGTCATCACAAAATGTCCACGTCAGGTTGGTAAAACTACCACATCTGTGGCATATTTACTTTGGTTAACTCTATTCTCAGACTCACAGAACGTTGCTGTTTTGGCTAACAAAGGTTCGCTTGCACGTGATATTTTGGCCAAATACCAACTGGCATATGAGAATCTTCCAATGTGGTTACAACAAGGTATCATTACCTGGAACAAAGGTAATGTAGAACTAGAGAATGGTTCTAAGATTATGGCCGCATCAACCTCATCATCCGCAGTTCGTGGAGGATCATTTAACTGTGTCTTCTTAGATGAGTTTGCGTTCGTACCTGCAAACATTGCCGAGGAGTTTTTTAATTCTGTTTATCCTGTTATCTCATCTGGTAAATCTACAAAGATTATTATTGTTTCTACTCCCAATGGCATGAATATGTTCTACAAATTGTGGATGGATGCCATTGGTAATAAGAATGGTTATAAACCATTTGAGATTCATTGGTCTATGGTGCCAGGTCGAGATGAAGAATGGAAAGAAGAAACAATTCGTAATACATCTGAAGAACAATTTAGACAAGAGTTTGAATGTGAATTCTTAGGTTCTACAAATACGTTGATTTCAGGTCAAAAATTACAACAAATGGTCTACAATGATCCCGTTTTTGAACACGATAAGGTTAGAATTTATCAACAACCAGTGAAAGAAAATGATGGTGAAAACATGGCAGACCATCTGTATGCTATCACAGTTGACGTTTCAGAAGGTAAAAACTTAGACTGTTCAGCATTTTCTGTGTTTGATATATCACAGATGCCATACAAACAGGTTGCCACATACCATAGTTCATCAATTAGTCCTGTATTGTTTCCAACCATAATATATAACACAGCTAGAATGTACAATAATGCATATGTTTTAGTTGAAATCAATAATACTCCACAAGTTGCAGACACTCTACACTATGAGTTGGAGTATGAGAACTTATGGAAAGTATTTACAGGCAATAAACAACCTCAACAATTGTCAGGTGGTTTTGCTCGTGGTGTACAAATGGGTCTAAAAATGTCACCACAAGTTAAACGTATTGGTTGTTCCAACCTTAAAACGTTGATTGAAGGTGACAAATTACTTATCAATGACTTTGATACCATATCAGAATTGACAACTTTTGTAGCCAAAAAGAACAGTTTTATGGCGGAAGATGGTTCAAATGATGATATGGTGATGACTTTGGTTATATTTTCGTGGGTAACTACACAAAAATACTTCAAAGAAATTGTTAACCATGATATTCGTAAACAGCTGCAGTTAGAAGAAATGAATCAAGTTGATGAAGAATCTCTACCTGCACCAATCATTGAGAATGGAATGACCACAAATCTTGAATTGATGGATGGCGATTTGTGGGATGCAACACCTGGCGGTGATACATATGGTTCTTTTATGCGAGACATGATGAGAAATTTGTAAAAATCATAGTTCATAAATAATCATTATGGTATTCAACTGCCAAAACTCATAATAATTCAAGGAGAAGAAAAAAATGGCAAATCTATTATCTCCAGGCGTAAGTGTAAACGAAGTTAACTTAACTACCGTTGTGCCTTCCGTTCTGACTACAGCAGGCGCATATGCAGGTCCTTTTGCATGGGGTCCAGCCGCAACAGTTATTCCAGTTTCCTCAGAAACAATTTTACTTAACACTTTTGGAAAACCTGATAGCAACACTTATGCTTCATTCTTTACCGCAGCTTCTTTCTTGGCTTACGGTAACAATTTGCAAGTTGTTCGTGCAGCAAATACAGCAAGTTACAATTCTTCTGCTAACGCTAATGCACAAGTTCAGATTACTAACTCGAACGTATTCCAATACAACTACTTACCATCTGGTGCTTCAAACGCATTAGGTGCTTTCGTTGCACGTTATCCTGGTGCTCTAGGTAATTCATTGACAGTTTCTGTCATTGACGCTGGTGCAACAGCAAACCAATATGCAAATTGGAGTGTTCCACTTTATAACTCTGCTAATACAAATTACGCAAATACTTCATTGTCTGGTTACTTCAATAGCCAACCAAGTACAAGTTACACTGGTACACAATTAGGTGCAGCTAACGACCAAATTCACATCGCAGTTGTTGATACAGGCGGTTTGTTCTCTGGTACAAAAGGTACAGTTCTAGAAACTTTTGCTTTCTTGTCTAAAGCTTCTGACAGTGTTGATGTAAATGGTCAATCAAATTACTACAAAAACGCTATTTTCAATAACTCAAAATACGTTTACGCAGTTGATCCAGTAAATTATGGTTCTACAAATGCTACATGGGGTAAGGCAACAGCAAATACATCTTTTGCTACATTGTCTGGTGCTTATACACTTCCATTAGCAGCAGGTACAGATGCAACAATTACTGATTCAGACATCATTAATGCACAAAACTTATTAGCTGATCCTGCACAGGCATCAATTTCATTGTTGATGACTGGACCATACACAAGCTTGGCAGTACAAACAAATGCAATTAATATTGCAGCTACACGCCGTGATGCAGTTGCGTTTGTTTCTCCACCACAATCAGCAGTTGTTAATAACGCTGGTAGTGAAAGAACTAGTGTATTGTCATGGATTAATACATTGTCTTCAATCACTGGTGGACCAACAGGTTCATATGGTTTTGCAGATTCCGGTTGGAAATACATGTTCGACAAGTACAACAATGTATACCGTTGGGTTCCATTGAATGGTGATATTGCAGGTCTATGTGTATACACAGACACAGCAAACAATCCATGGTGGTCTCCTGCTGGTTACAACCGTGGCGTTATCAAGAACGTTATCAAGTTGGCATGGAATCCAGTTCAATCTGACCGTGATGCATTGTATCAAGTTGCTGTTAATCCAGTTGCTTCATTCCCTGGTCAAGGTACAGTATTGTTTGGTGACAAAACAATGCAATCACAACCTTCTGCATTTGATAGAATTAATGTTCGCAGATTGTTTATCACACTTGAACAAGCAATTAAGAGAGCTGCTCAATACTCATTGTTTGAGTTCAATGATGCATTTACACAAGCACAATTTGTGTCTTTAGTAACTCCATTCTTGCGTAACGTTCAAGGTCAACGTGGTATTAATGCGTTCCAAGTTGTTTGTGACAACACAAATAATACACCACAAATTATCAACAGCAATCAATTTGTTGGTGACATTTATATTCAACCTGCTCGTTCTATTAACTTTATCCAGTTGAATTTTGTTGCAGTTGGAACTGGTGTTAATTTCTCAACAATTACCACTACAACAGCTTAATAAATAAGAACAAATAGGAGAATAAAATGGCATTTCAAATTAGCGACTTCACAACACGCCTAACAGGCGATGGCGCCCGCCCAAATTTGTTCCAGGTAAGTATTCCAAATATCCCAACTGGACAAAATGCACCTGGTGCTAACCCTGCGGCAGGAAGTTCATCAACATCTTTATCTTTCCTAGCAAAAGCTGCTCAACTTCCAGGTTCTACATTGGGCACAGTCCCAATGTATTACTTTGGTCGTGAAGTAAAATTTGCTGGCAATAGAACATTTGCTGATTGGACAATTACAATTGTTAACGATGAGAACTTTATCATTCGTAATTCCATCGAAGCATGGATGAACTATATAAACAGTAACCAAGGTAATTTGAGAGGTACTTCTGTACAATCAAATAACTTTACCACAACGCAAGCATTAGGTTACACATCTGATGCTCACGTTTATCAGTATGCGAAAACTGGTGGTGCTGATGGTTTAGCAGGTGCTATCAAGGCGTATGACTTTGTTGGTATGTTCCCCGTTGATTTATCTCCAATCGATTTAGATTGGGGTTCAAATGATACTATTGAAGAATTCACAGTAACATTTGCATATCAATACTGGACATCTACAAACACTACAGCTACTACATCTTAATTTTATGAAAGGGACTTCGGTCCCTTTTTATGTGTTTTTGAATTGAAAATTGGAACAAAATGGCAAATAAATTCTCTTTATTTGGCTTTACCATCTCTCGTGGTGAAGACCAGCAAGAAACGCAACAATCATTTAGCCCACCAGCAAATGATGATGGTGCATTAACGATTACATCTGCCGCATATTATGGTACATACGTAGACTTAGATGGAACTGCAAAGAACGAGGTAGAATTAATATCTCGTTATCGTGAAATGGCAATGCAACCAGAAATTGAATCTGCCATTGACGATATTGTAAACGAAGCAATTTGCCAAGACGATGACGGCAAGATTCTGCAAATTATTCTGGATGACTTAGAACAACCAGACAAGATTAAAAAAGCAATCAAAGCCGAATTCAACACAGTAATGAAGATGTTGAATTACAAGAATATGGCTCAAGATATTTTCCGCAGATACTACATTGACGGAAAATTATATTACCACATTATCATAGACCGTGAGCAACCAACTCAAGGTATCAAAGAATTACGTTATATTGACCCACGTAAACTACGCAAAATCCGTGAGGTCAAAAAACAAAAAGACGAACGTACTGGTGTTGAAGTTGTTAACACCGTAAACGAATATTACATTTTCAATGACAAAGTAACCACTGGTAGTTCTACAAACTATGGTCCAGTTGGTACTCGTATCACAACAGATTCTATTATTTCAGTTGTTTCTGGTTTAATGGACTCACGCCGTGCAGTTGTTTTATCATATCTACACAAAGCAATTAAACCGCTTAATCAATTAAGGATGATTGAAGATGCAACTGTTATCTACCGTATTAGCCGTGCACCTGAGCGCCGCATTTTTTATATTGATGTTGGAAATTTGCCAAAGTTAAAAGCAGAACAATATCTACGTGACATCATGGTAAAATACAAGAACAAACTTGTATATGATGCCAATACAGGTGAAGTCCGTGATGACCGTAAGTTCTTGTCCATGATGGAAGACTTCTGGTTACCACGTAGAGAAGGCGGCAAAGGTACAGAAATTACAACATTACCTGGTGGACAGAACCTAGGCGAGTTGGAAGACGTTAAGTATTTTGA